TTCATGTTATTGATATAATTGATTGGCCGCCAACTTGGGGGTTCTTGGTTGTTACCCCGCTAACTGTTGGCGGTATTTGTTAATCTTTTGGCTCGTACTTCTCAAAAGGTTTCCAGAACAATCCACGATCATCCATTCTTACACCAGCAGTTGATGACGCACCACAATCAAGGCACTTAATCTTGACATAAGTAACAACCTTACCCTCCTTGGTTTTGGCTTTCATTCCATCCAGCACAAGGTTGCTAGAATGACACAATCCACAGGACTCAGGTATAGTGGTGAATGACGAGGTGTTATATAACGCTTCTACACTATCTCCGCCTTCTACCTCGAATTGGAGAGTAGTGTTACCGATTTTCTTGTTGATCTTTACAATCATTTTTGTTTAGGCCATTTAATTTTTAATTCTTTAAGTTTCATCTGTATCTCCATTGGTTTCAGCTCTGACCATTCTGGGTAATCATTGTATTTAGGGTTAGCTTGCCACTTCTCTACCGGCTCGAATACCGGTACTACTTTATCTTTCAAGGCTTTGTTGTAGTTGTCGATTATGGTATCTATATCCTTCTTGTATTTCTTGGTTTCCTGTACTGCCATCCAAAGGCGGTAGTCATCCGATGCTACATAGGTAATGGCAAAGTGGCTGTGACCCTCTGCAAGTGCGTAGAATGCCCCTTGCAAGCTGTGACCATACTTCGGGGTGCGATCTTTCATTAGCCAGTTGAAAGCAGCATTAGTGATACTTTTAACTTCGTTGCAGATGATACCGTTCTTAAAGTCATAACCCTCACTGGTATTGATAAGGCTGTCAACATATCCAATGGCTCCTCGATACTCAACGTACTTTTGTTTATCCACTACTCCTGGCATTTGGTTAACTACCCACTCTTCGACGTGGTCTCCTCTAACAAACTTACGCAATGTGTACTCGTCTATAGTCTTAGTGGGAACTCCGAGGGTCTTTAGTATCTGCCACTGTAGGGGTTTACCAAGGGATGAGGCAGATAGTTTACCGGAAGGGGTGTGGTTTTTCTCACGCTGTTTGTTTTGGCGGATTAGTCTCTCGGATATAACTCGGTCTAGGTGTTGGTCGATAATCATAGTGGTTGTTTTTACTAACTGCGTTAAGAATACACAATAGTTGTCATATTGTCAAGGGGTCCATTGCGGTCAGACTGATTTTCGTCAATATATTCGATTGCTCTTTTCATGATTTGGTAATCTTCTTTAAGCAGACCGATTGCGCTATTGCAATGTTTACAGAGAAGCCCTCTTATAAATCCAGTGTCATGATCGTGATCCACAAAAGCACTAGACGTGTTTTTCAGGACACAGTCGCATATATCACACCTGCCCCCTTGAAACTCTAGAAGTTTCTCTTTAAATTCAAGATTTATTCCGTAGTTTCTCATCAATAATTTGCTTATGTTTTCTCTTCTAGCTAGAAGGTTCTCTCTGAGCCTTTTCCTTTGTAAGAAATTTATTCTCTCTCTGTGTTTGTTTCTATATTCTCTGGCTCTTTTCAGTTTTTTATCGCGGTTTTTAAGATAGTATTCTCGTTGCATAGGAGCCATACAAGTTTTGCAAATAGCGATTGGTTTACCAAGCTTCTTGTGGAACTGATCAAAGCCGAGTAGTTTTTGGCATTTCTTACAGGTTTTCTTCATGTGATGAAAATATCTTGAATGTTCTTAATCGTCTCATCTTCTTGACTTCTTTTAGCTATCTCACTAGCGACTGATTTTATCCTGTGTTCAATCTCGTCTGTGTCTTGAGAATTACCAAACAATCTTTCTCTCTCTTCCATCAGCTCGATCATCTTATCCATGAGTGCCAATAACAACTTTGTCTTCATAGTATTTTTCCACCTGGTAGCTTAAATCTAAGGTCAAAAGACAAGCCACTAAATCCCCTCCGGTTTTTTCTTAAGTTTAACTGAATGGGTACCTCATTTGTATCACCATCGCCTCTTTTGAGGAAAAACCCAAGATCAGCAACAGTGGCGATACCGCCAGAACCCTTGTACTCTACAGCACCGGACTTGGCGGCGTCATTACTTAACTGGGAAATCAGCATGATACATGAGTTAGTTTCCTTAGCGAGCTTTTGAAAATGTAGGGAAACTGCTGATAACCTTTCGTATTCCGTGCCACCGGCAATAATGTTTTGAATAAAATCTATAACGATGAAGTCATATGAGTTTTTCTTGATATTTGTGGTAATCTCATCCAGTCGATATAAATCGTCGTAGACGTGAATTAGCTTCTCATAAGCAATGATTTTGTTTTCAGCTTCTTGTTTCTTGATCATCTCATCCTGATCTAACGCGTTTTTAATTATCCTTGCTGGTTTAATATTGCTCAATCCTCCTATAAGCCTAGAAACGATCATTTTATTTGATATTTCAAGAGAGAAGTAGGCGGACTTGAAACCTTGGATGGCTATGTTATAAAAGATTTGACCGGCCACCATTGACTTACCAATACCAGTAAATGCACCCAAGACAACTAGCTCTTTTCTCATAAAACCACCATCCAAGGCGTTGTCAAGCTCATTCAATCCTGTTGGTAAAAATTCAAGGTTGGCCGAGTCATGTTCAATCTCGTTGATAATTTGAGTGAGTGTTTTCATAGTTGTGATTTATAAATAATTTTACCGGTGGACGGTTGGAGCTTGCCCTCATCAATCCGACGGAGCACCCAGTTGCGGAGAGCCATGTTCCACTCCTTGTAGGGTTTACCCTGAGATATCCGAGAGGCCACCATCATTTCCCAAACCCTTCTTATTTCTGGTAATGGTACGAGTAGTTCCTCCGCTAGTTTGGTGGCATATTCTTCATTGAACAGCGGTTTGGAAGGTGGTGGAGTTCTAGTACTATCTCTCTTCTTTACATTCTTTACATTCTTGTTAGTGTCTACCAACCTGTTCCTAACCTGTCTACTAACCTGTCTACTAACCTGTTCCCCTACCTGTTCCCCCACTTGATACTCTTCCCATTTTTCGACCTTAAATATGGTTGGTTTACCCTGTTCCCCCACCTGTTCCCTTATCATACCCCTTTCTATCAGTTTTTGAATCCACTTGTAAACAGTTGTTTGTGAGACCTTTAGTCTTTTTGACCATGCGATTCTTCCAAAAACAAACTCTCCAGGGTTAAGATCTCTTTCCTCTCCGGCGTAGTCAATCTTTATGGTCTCATGGGTAGTTGCCAGTAGACACTCTAACCAAATCATCAAACCCACGGGCTTTGTGTAGATGGGATTGTCCCTCAATTTTCTATGTATCTTTACCCACCCATCATTTTTCATTTCTTTGAACAGGTAGTTTGTAATATCTCATTATCTCTTCCAATGACTTAAACCCCTTGCCCTTGCGAGTTAAGAGGTAGTCTCTTACATTCTTTCCAGTAAAAACATACTTACCCAAAACTATTCCTGAGTAATCAAGCTGACCTTTGTTTATTGCGTGTTGGAGAGATTGTCGGGTTATTCTTAGTGCTTGAATTATTTCTGAGGCACTATAAAAGCTGAATGGGTGTGATAAGATATGTTCGAGGTCCATGAGGGGAGTTTAATCGCTCCCCTTCCTCATGTCAATAGTGAATTTCGTGGCTACAATGGCTGATATTTTATAAAACTGGATTAGTAACAACGCCATTGACTTCATTATGCAACGGGATAAGGTCGGTTTTCGAGAGGCGGTGCGACGGTTGAGTTGAAGTTTTTGCTCGCTTAAAAAAGGATGGTATAATCCGAGCAAAAGAATATGGACAAAATGGCCGTAAATGAAATAGCTAATGATTTAATTGCTTGTTTTGATAGGGGCAATTTTGCATACGTAATAGGTAACGGTGGCAGTGCAGCTCAAGCCCAACACTTTGCGGCCGAACTGGTGGGTCATTTTGAGAAACCAAGAAAAGCACTCCCTATTATCGCCTTAACCACTGATACTTCTGCGCTAACGGCAATAGGTAATGATGATGGGTTTGAATATGTGTTTTCACGACAGCTAGAGGCGCTAGGACGCTCTGGAGACGTGCTGGTGGTACTATCTACATCTGGAAACTCACAAGACTGTCTAGAGGCAATTAAAACGGCCAAAAGACTAAAAATGGCAGTCATAGAATTTCCAACCAAAACTGAATACTTTGCTAGTACAGCTGAGTTACAAGAAAAACACCTCGAGATGATCCACAATATTTGTCGAATAATTGATCAGTACTACGCATGATCATTGCCGTTGATTTTGACGCCACCTTAGCTAATGAGAAGACAAGGTTACCCTTACCAGGAGCCAGGCATGTGTTAAAGGCGCTCGTTGAAAAAGGACACGAGGTTTACATACTAACTGCAAGAGAAGAAGTAGACCATGGTGTCATAAAAGACTGGTTGAGACTGCACGGTTTTCCACAAAACATCGAAGTCACCAATATCAAGAAAAATCATACTAGAATAATTATTGACGATAGGGCAATCAGGTTTACTAATTGGAATGATATATCAAAGTATTTCCTATGATAGTCCATAGTTCTGCCCCTTTACGCATTGGATTATTTGGTGGCGGCACTGATGTGGGAGAGTTTGTTGAGAAAGAAGGTGGAGTTGTCGTAAACATGGCTATAAATATCAGACAAAATTTTATGTTGAGCAGTGAGTCACCAGGACGACTTACGGATAGCTTCGTTGAAGAAGTTCTTGATAACCTTAATTTGTCTGATTGGTATGTGGATCAGTCGTTTGATTTTCGCTTTGTCGGTTCAGGTCTTGGCTCGTCTGCCTCTGCGGTGGTTGCCTTAGTTGGTGCTGCTAATAAAATTCATAATTGGGGATTAAGTAAAGATCAAATCGCGCAGAAAGCTTGGGATATAGAGGTGAATAAACTAAAAATGTTTGGCGGCAAGCAGGATCAATACGCAGCTGTTTATGGAGGTGTGAGTATTTTCTATTTCTCAAAGGACGGGGTAGGCAGAACTCCTATCAATCACGAACATGATATCTTCTCAAATATTTTAATTTTCCATACTGGAATTGATAGAACTGACCACGATATTCAGGAAGGCTTAATGCAACTTGCACCAGATCAACTCAATCACCTCCTAATGGTTAAACAAAAAGCTATTGATGGGGCAACAGCTATTCTTGAAGATGACGTAGACAGGATGGCTAGGTTATTAAGAGAGTCTTGGGAACATAAAAAACTATCAAATAAAGGAGTGAGTAATAAACAAATAGACACGATTATCAACAAAGGGAAAGAGCTTGGTGCAATTGGATGGAAGCTAAACGGATCAGGAGGTGGGGGTACGGTATTGTTTGTGGTTAAACCCAAGAAGCAAGCCAATTTCATCAAGAAAATTGGTTTAAAACAGATCGACTTTGAGATAGATTATCAGGGAGTTAGTACCAGGATACTATGAAAGCATTAGTCTTATGCGCTGGGTATGGAACTAGGCTTAGACCACTCACCCTCACTAGGCCAAAGTGTTTGGTTGAAGTTGGTGGAAAGCCGGTGCTTGAACACATACTCGAACATCTGCATAGACACGGGATTGATGACGTTGTGGTTAACGTCCACTACTTGTATAGACAAGTTGTTAAACACTTCGGGTCAAGACTACTTTACTTCTACGAACCAGAGTTGTTAGGAGAGTCAGAGACAGAAAGGCGGCTGTTGCCTTGGTTGGGTGATGAGTATGTGGTTTGTAACGGAGATACTTTAACTGATGTAGATATAACAGCGATGGCAACGATAAATAGGGGAGGGCGGCTGATGTCATATACTCCGGACAGTAAGATTTACACTGGCATAACTCACGTTAAACAGTCGTTTAAACCAATGATAAGAAAATTTGTCCAAAAACACTACTGGCAGGATATTGGTACGCCGGAGAGATTAGCAAAAGCTAGAGAGTATTATGAAGGCCTTAAAAAGAGTTAAAAAAAATAACTTGGTGATCTGCTCTAGGTGTCAGGGGTTGGGGACTCTTTCAGTTTTGGGAGAAATATCGCCAGATGGTGACTTCGTCGTAATGAGGTTTCACAATGGTTATACAAAAATAAAAGCTGAACACTTGATAGTCTATTGCGGTGCCTGCAATACTCCCAACTATGCTAGAGGAACGTACAATGAGTAAAGAAATCTACGCCATTAGAGGAACTCACGGGTTTATAGGTGAGCGTCTAGTTACTAGGCTGGAGGGTGATGGCCACACAGTTATCAACATTCCTCGGGACTGGGTTAACGCACCGGCGGCAGATGTTTATGTCGGTATGGCGGCTTACGGTAATTCATACGAGCAGAAAGATCTAATAGAAACATACAGAGTTAATGTGATGGAGAACTTAAGGTTATTGCAGGACGCTGACGAGGATTGCAGAGCTGTTGTCTTAGTTTCTACTTCATCAGTCCTGATCCCCCATCAGACGTTTTACTCAGCATCAAAAAAGGCAATGGAGGAAATGGCACAACTTTACTCAAGGGAGTATAATCTCCCTATAGCGGTCGTTAGGCCGTCAACAGTGACCGGCATTGGTGAACAACCACACCGTTTGATACCAAGGCTTATTAAAAGCTGTCTGTATGGAGAAGAAATTCCGTTTGTCCCCCAACCAACTCACGACTTTATTGATGTTGATGACTTTCTTACTGGGCTTATTTTTGTGGCTGACAATATACGTGATTACAGGTCTAAGCGAGTTAACCTCTCTTCTGGGCGCAGTTATACTAATGATCAAGTTCGCAGAATGGTGGAGCAAGAAACTGGAAGACCGGCTAACGTCAGGCTGGTAGAGTCACTGAGAAGCTACGACACCGATCAGTGGGTGGTCGAGCCAACCATACCAGAGCTACCAATCAAACCATTGGAACAATCAATTAGAGAAATGGTAGAGCATGAACTCAAAAGAGCGAATCATTGAGATTAGTAGGCAAGAAGGTTTAACTCATTTAAGCTCAACGATATCAGCAGTAGACGCAATCGAGGCTATTTTCCAAGTTAAAGAACCGGACGAGAGATTTGTGTTAAGCAATGGTCATGCGGCACTGGCCCTTTATGTGGTGATGGAGAAGCGAGGATTAGTTGATCCGGTCCAGGCCATTAGAAAAGATATTCACGCTAACAGTGAGTTCTGTGATGTCTCTACTGGTTCACTGGGGCAGGGACTGCCAATAGCAGTGGGGATGGCCATAGCCCAGCGGGAGAAGAGAGTTTTTTGTATGGTTAGTGATGGAGAGATGGCCGAAGGAAGTATCTGGGAGGCGTTAAGAGTAGCTCAAGAACAGAGATTGGATAACTTAAAGGTGGTAGTTAACGCTAATGGTTGGGCAGCGTATAGAAAAACAGATATTGAGTTGCTTTTAAGACAGTTAAGAGGGTTTGTTGATACTGTCTCGGAGGTAGATGGTCATGATGTTGAGGCTGTCAAGTGGATACTTGACACAACAACCGAGGGCCCACACATCGTTCTGGCACATACAAGCAACGAACCATATCCTGACGATTTATCATCTCACTATATGAAAGCATGAAAGAACGACTAACGAGACACGAAAGCATGAGGGGTTGGTTTGCTTATGAACTCCATCAACAGATGGAGGATAATGGAAATATTTGGGTAGTTACAGCAGACTTGGGTTTTGGGATGTTTGACGCAATACAGCAAGATTATCCAGAAAGATTTGTTAATGTTGGCGCTGCTGAACAAGTGGCCGTTGGTATGGCCGTTGGTATGGCTATCGAAGGTAAAATACCCATCGTCTATTCGATTACCCCGTTTTTGTTATACAGGCCATTTGAGACCGTGAGAAGCTACCTACATAGCGAGCAGATCCCTGTTGTTTTGGTGGGAGGGGGAAGAGATAGAGACTATCAACATGATGGCTTCTCTCATTGGGCGGAAGAAGACCAAGAGGTGATGAGAGTGTTGAGTGGTGTTGAGAGTCATTGGCCGGAGACAAAAGAGGAAATACCTGAGCTTTTGGAGAAGGTTTTAACCAATCCGAGGCCAACTTATATTAATTTGAAGAGATAGGGTAGAATTGATATATGGCAAAAAGAGTAGGTGGACGACCACCAACGTTCACCAGTGTTGAAGAGATGCAAGAAAAAATCGATGAATACTTCGATTATTGTGATAATCGCACGAAAGATATTTTTATTCCTAAACTAGGCGACCGTGTCACTATGAATGATCCAGAACCCTACACAATGTCTGGATTGGCTTACTTCCTTGGTATGTCCAGAAGAAGCCTTGTTGATTATGCTCATAAAGATAAGTTCTCAAAGATCGTTAAGAGAGCTAGAAGAAAAGTGGAATACGACATCGAAAGAAGAATGAATGACAAAAACACTTTTACACCGGGTCTTATCTTCAACGCCAAAAATAACTTTGGGTGGCAAGACAAGAGTGAGGTGGAGTTAACTGAAAAACCAAAATTTGTGGTAGATGAAAAACGATAACTCGATTAAGTTTTCTGAGTATGCTGGTTTTCAAGATAAGCAACTACTAGCTTGGAAAACACTACAAGAAGATAAATACAAATATCTTTTGTATGGTGGTGCTGCTGGTGGGGGTAAGTCTTATTTTTTGAGGTGGGCGGCGTTTGGATTAGGTCTTTATTTCTTCTGGAAGTATGATATTAGGGAGTTCACAATTGGCTTGTTTTGTGAGGATTACCCGACCTTAAAAGATAGACAAATCATCAAAATAAAAAAGGAGTTTCCACCAGAACTTGGCAAGTTGGTTGAGACAAGGGACGAGGGGTATATATTTCAAGCTGAGCCAGAGTATGGTGGTTTTAAGATATTGTTAAGAAACCTCGATGATCCAGCTAAGTATGCTTCAGTAGAGTTCGCCGCTATTTTTGTAGACGAGCTAACCAAGAACCCTGTGGAAACATTTGAAGATTTGAGGTTCAGGTTGAGATATCCAGGCATACCAATTCCTAAGTTTGTTGCTGGTACAAACCCTGGGTCAGTGGGTCATGGGTGGGTTAAGAAGTTGTGGATAGAGCCAGACCCAGAAAATCCAGACATGGAACAGGAAAAATTTGTGTATATACCCAGTAGGGCGTCTGATAATAAATTTATTGACTCCTCATATATCGATCAGCTCAAATCTCTTCCTGAGGCTAAAAGAAAAGCTTTCCTTGAAGGTTCTTGGGATATTTTCGCGGGACAATTCTTTACTGAGTGGGATAGAAATGCTCATGTAGTTAAACCATTTTCTCTCCCAGAAGAGTGGAACTGTTACGGTGCTATAGACCTTGGATGGAATAAGCCGTTTTCTATTGGTTGGTACGTTCAGACCCCAGACGACAGGACTTATCTAATTCACGAGCTCTATGGTAATGCTGACTGGTTTGAGCAGAAGTTCGGGTATAAGTTAACCCTTTCTAGGTTGGTTAAAATCATAAATTTAACCTCTGAAAAGCTGGGTAGAAATCCACAGTATTGGGTCGGAGATCCGGCGATTTGGAATAGGATTTTGAGGGAAGGAGAGATAAAAGCTGGCCAGGATGTGGAGGGTGAGTCTTACGCCGAGATAATGATAAATGCAGGACTAAAAAACTTGATAGCTGGTGATAATAATCGGGCTAATGGGTGGGCGAGGTATCGAGAAATGCTGTCTGCCGCTCCTGATGGAAAGCCGTGGTATCAGGTATTTGAGACATGCTATGATACAATCAGAACCATACCAAGTTTGGTGTATTCAACCGCTCCAAGCAAGGTGGAGGACTTAGACACAGATGGAGAGGATCACTGTGCAGACCGAGATCGTTACTTCTTTATGAGTCGTCCATCACCTTTATATGTCAAGAGAGAAAAAGCTAAAACAAAAATCCAAAGATATAGAGAAAGGCTCGCCAACCAAAGAGAAGAGGATTATTCCGAAGTTTACTAGTGATCAGTTGGATGAAGCATTAAGAAAGGCAGAGGAACTCATGATGAGAGCCTTGTTACCAATCTTAGTGCTGGATGAAACCGCTGATAGTGTTTGGAACGGAAAACCATTGTATGGAGATAGAATTACCATTGGTATTTTTGGCAAAAATGACACGCCGCAGTTCAGAACTGCTTTGGAGTATGCGTGTAAGGGGTATAGGAAGACTAAAACCGGATACCTTGTATATCATCGCCTGGAAAAGAACCAACAAATAAAAATTCCAATTAGAATTAAGGTAATCAGAAAAAAATATCCATTTCTTGACTCTCACAGCTTGGATAGTAAGTTATTTGGTTACGAGTATTATTACCTACCTAATCCATATCAAGATTATGTTAATTACGAAGGAAAAATAGAATGATTGAAATAGTTCTTTTGTTGGTCATTTTTTCACTTGTTGGGCTAATTGGCTTTATGGATTACAACAACCGCAAGGAAAGAGCCAAGTTTCTCAACGCCTTAATGTCTAAAAACAATCAGGAGTTTGTTAACGCTGAGCTTACAGATAAGACAAAAATAGAGATTGATAAACCAGTTCCTCAAGATATTGTTCCACTAGAAAGTGTAACTGATGAGGAATTCATGAAAGCATTGTGATAATATAAGCTTGCGGAATAAAAAGATCCGTCGCCATTGCATAAGAAGGCAGTGATTAGCCTTCTTTTTTATGGCAATAAGACGAAATTTTAATACCAGTAGAATCAGCACGAGAGATAGTGGGCAGTTGGTTGAGGAGATGATGGCTTCGGCCAGAGATACGAGGTCTAAATTTGAGAGAAAGTGGTATGATAACAACTTTTTTGATGATGGATACCATTTTCGCTATCTTTCACGAGCTCAAAACAAGATTGTTGACGTTTCTAGCAAAATAGACTCTTGGAATCCAATCAGAGCAATTCCAAAAGCAAGTAGACAGATAAGAGGTGTGGCTAACCTATTAACTGCTAATGATTTTATCCCCATCGTTTATCCAGAGAAAGTAAACAGAGAAGCATTTGTTAAGACAATTGTTGATCCAACAAGTGGTCAACCAATCAAGCAGTTATCTCCCGAGTTTGAAATGGCTCAACAGGAGTCAAAGAGAGTGGCTAAGATGTCTGGTCACTGGTTGATGGAAGAGTTTAAGAATCAAGATATCGCCGAAAAGCTAGCGCAGATGATTTTACTTGCAGCTAAGCACAATGTTTCCTTTATGCAAATATGGCCGGACGCCAATGAAGAGAAAATAAAAACACAGGTTTATGACGCTTTTGACATTTACCTACTTGGAGATTTAGACAACCTTCACGAACAACCATTCGTTGGTAAGGGGGTAAAACGAATGATTGCTGAAATTAAAGCCAATGAGTTGTTTGATGAGGGGCAGAGAATGTTGATCAACCCAGATAACCGTTATGCTTCCAGTGAGATCAAAGAGGCTTATATGAATGCTCGCTATGGCAGGAGTGGCGCTAGTGATCGAAACGCAACGATTATTCTCAAGGAATTCTTCATTAGGGAGTATTTGGATGAATACAACTCAGAGAGGATTAGAAAGCAAAAAAACGCTGGTAACATTTTAGGATCAAGAAAAGCTGGAGACCCAGTTATTCGTCATGTATGGGTTGCTGGAAACATCTGGTTACGGGATGTTTATGAGGATCTGCCAACATATCCTTTTGTTGAATATCGCATGGAGCCTGGACCAATTTACTCAACACCATTGATTGAAAGGTTTATACCTGCCAATAAATCTCTCGACATTATCTCATCAAGAATTGAGCGTTACACCAACTCTTTTCCATTGGGTATCATGCTAAAAAGACAGGGTGAGCAGATTAATGTATCAAATATAGCTGGTGGACAACAAGTAGAATACAAGACCATTCCACCAAGTTTCGAACAGCAAGCACCTTTACCTAATCACGTATTTAACTACTTGAGCGTGTTAACTAACTTTATTGAAGAGCAGGGGGTAACTACCACCACTCTTGGCAAATTACCATCTGGTGTAAAGTCTGGCAAGGCAATTGAGAGCCTGAAGGAATCTGAATATTCCAATTTGGTTATAGCCCAGAGAAGATTAAGACAAACGGTGCAAGAGATTGCTTATCGGTTTATGGATTTAGCTGATCGGTTCTTTGTTACTCCTCAAACATACAGTTTCCTTGAAAAGGGCGAGCCAACGTACTTTGATATTGTTGGAAAAACGGCTATTGATAAACGTAAGGAGATAAATGTCAACGATCTTCCAGATGGCGTGGTGCCAATCTCTAAGGAATATAAAGTAGAAATAGAGGTACAGAGTGGTTTGGCATACACCAAAGAAGGTCAAAAGATTGCTGCAAAAGAGTTGGGTGACTACATGGTTCAGTTGTTACAAATTGGCGTGGTCACCCCAGAAGTATTCAAGGTGTTTATAGAGACATTCTTAGAAGCATACCAATTTGGTCCTGTATCAGAGTTTATGGAGGCTCTAAGTCAAGCTGGTGAGAGTGGTGGATTATCCGACCAGCAAATCCAAGCCGTTAAGATTGCTGTATTGGAAGTGCTAAAAGACGCGGGTGTGGTTGGTCCAGAGTTTGAACAAACGCTGGTTGATAGCACTAAAGTTGGTGTGGCTGAGGCTCTCAAAGACACTGGAATGTTAGATAGACAAAACAACGAAAGTACAACAACAAAACCACCTAGCCAGTCTCTTTCATTTAAAGACTTACCGCCGGAGGGTAAAGTTCAGATGGCTGCTAATGCTGGCATACAACTTGATCAAAACTCTCTTGAAGCGGAAGAACAGATCAAGCAAGCGACAGAACTGGCAAAAACAGCTATTAGAGATAAGGGAAAAGTTAGTGAGTAACATGAACGACGTAGAGAAGAAGAAAATGATTAGCGACAAAATTCGCAAACTTCTTAAAGAAGGGAAGTCTCGAGACCAAAGTATTGCTATTGCCTTATCCATGGCTAGGAAAGCCAAGAAGGACAAATAACAATTTATGTTATACTAGTCGTAGCTTGCTAACTAGGCAGGCCATAGTGACAATAAGAAGGTCACCCAGATAGGGTGGCCTATTTTTATATCAATTATCCCTTCCTAATGGGTGGGGGAGAAAGGAAAAAATGTCTGAGGATAAAACTCAAACAGAGGAGACACAAAAAATTAAAGTTGGCGAGGTAGAGTTCGAGCCAGAAGAACTACAAGAAGTTGTGGGTGCTGGTATGAGGCTCAAGGAGATTGAGGAAAAACAAGGCCAACCAGTTGATGACATCCTAAAATCTTGGGGTCGTCGAGGTGAAGAGATTGGCAACTATAAAAAACAAGTAGAGGAGTTAAATCAAAAACTCGAAGAGCTTAACAAACAACCGCCAGCGACTACTGCAGAGGGTGCTGAGTCAGAAGAGGAAGTTAAAAAGCAAGTTATCGCTGAAGCTAAGAAGTTTGGCCTGTTAACTAGAGAAGAGGCTAACGAGATGTTTGACCAGGTTTATCAAGAGAGGCGCAATGCTGAAAAATTAATCTCAAGAACCAGAAACGTTATTCGCAAGGCTAAAGCAGATGGAAAACCGGAAGTTGAGCTCGAGTCGTTACTGGAGTACATGGCTGATCCTAATAACCCAAGAGATCCGCAAAACGCCTACGAGCAGATGTTCAGGAAAGAACTTCGTGAGCTTGAACTATCCAAACTACAGTCAATCAAGAACCAGGGAATGACTACCGAAACTCAAACTGGTGAAAAAGAGCCAGAGAGACAGCCCATTCGCACTAAAGACGGATTGACTGATGCATTAAAAGAACACTTCGCCCAATCTGGGAATTAATAATTATTAAGCTAACGGAAAGGGGGTGAAAAATTAAATGGCTGCTCCTAATCAATTATCTTCATATAGTTACGCACTAAAAGAAGTTATTCTTCCTTACATCCAAGACAATTTCCCCAAAAAAACGATCATGCTTGATCAAATGAGGAGAAGTGGTAGCGAAAACTACATCAACGATGAGTTTGTTTTCCCGCTATATACTTCTCGTCACGGTGGAATTGCCAACTTAGCTGATGATGGAAACAACATCATCCAATCTGGAGGTAGAGGAGGTACTCGCGGAACTGTCCCTGTGGAAACTGTAACTGGTGCGTTCGATATCACTAAACTTGCTATCGATGCGTCCAAATCAGCCCAGGGTGCTGTCGCGGCTGATTTATCTTCTCAGTCAACAACTTTAATGAAGGACTTCATGAGGCACATCAACCGTCAGTTTTATGCTGATGGTGTAGGTGTTGTATCCCAAGTCAGAACAACTGGTGGGTCCGTCGGTGAAGGTACTGCAGCGCTTGAAACACCTGACTCTAATTTGGACGATGGTAGGTCAATCGACTGGTACGGAACTGTTAATGGCGATATTTCCCCTGTGAAATATCTTGCTGTTGATCAGATCCTTGGTATCGGAACTGGTGGTGCCGACCTTGGTACAGTTACCTCTGTAACTGGTACCTCTGTTGTTATGACCGGCGCTCCTGCCATTGCCGCATCGGACGCTGTCTATATCATGGACGGATCTGGTGAAGGCGCTGGCACCAGTGAATTTTTGGGTATGCGCGCGGCTCTGTCCTCGTCAACAGGTACGAGCACTTATGCTGGCGTTCCTAGAAACGTAACTGGATGGACTCCTCAATTTGGCTCATCCTCAGAAGCATTGACTTTAAGTAGGATTACTGGTTCTTACCTAGCTGCTAAAGAATACTCTGAAGAAGAGGATCTTTACGCAATCTTCGTTAACAAGACCTTATTCCAAAAATATGGAGACGTATTAAGCGCTATGCGCCGAACCGTCGATAGTTTGGAACTTGTTGGTGGATGGTCTGGTCTCGCTTTCGAGGCTGGTGCTGGTAGAGCTGCGGTATTCCTAGACTATGATGTACCCGATGGAGAGGTTCTTATTGTCAACCTCAAGTCTTGGGTCATTTGTCAAGTCGAAGCTCCTAACTGGATGGAAGAACCTAATACCGGCGCGTTGCTCAGGAAGCAAAACACTATTCAATATCAGGCTGTTCTAGTCTGGTTTGCTAACATGTTTTGCGGCGCTCCTGCTGCTAACGGTCGTGAGACGCAAAAGTCCGACTAAGCACTTTGGGTTGCTTTGGTGCTACAGGGGAAACCCCACAAAGCAACCAACCTGGAGGGATGGATCTGTAGTAGGTTTGAGTTCGAATCTCACCCCCTCCACTATGGATAACAAGTTAAAAGTTGACCAATCAGATTGGGGCTTTGTTCCAGTCGAGCCTGATCCTGATTTTGACCCAAAACATAATCAGGAAGTAATTGACAGTGTCATTAAGGCAAACGAAAGACTCGCTAGTAGAAAAGAGCGCGAGTCTGAAGATGGTATTAAAGAAAGGAGTGAGATACTAGCTAGATACTTTAAGTCTGTCGCTTCTGGAAAAACCACCTCAAAACTAGATAAGTATTTGGGTGAACATGAACTGGCTAGGTTGAGAGGAGAGCAGATTATTAAAAAGCTTCGGTTCTCTGACTTGGGAGAACAGTTAAAACAAAAATTAGTTAAAAGTGCCAAATCGGCCAAGCTTAGAAGTCAATATGGTTACATGGATTAAATGCCAAGAAGAAAGAAGAATGCAAAGAGAAGAAGATATCAACCACTTAAATTTAGTGAATTGGCTAGAGGTTTGGGTCTCACGCCACGACAAAAAATAATTATGCTCAGGACTATTAGAAAACATAGAGTGATGAAGGGAGGTGACGGACAAAATGAGTAGAGATCCTTTTCGAAATTTAAACCAATATAAAATCGATCCTCTAAGTGAAATTAGGAATGCTGGTATTATCACCAACGGTGATGTTTACTGGGTTTCTAGCTCTTCTGACTCTAAACACAGAGACCGCACTGACCTTCTCGGTCGTGGTGTGGTGAAAACCTCACTCCAGGCTGGTATTGACGCTGCTAAGAATGACAACAACGACTACGTTTTAGTTATTCCTACTGATAGTGGTACTGTTAGGCCTTTAAGTGAGGGTGTGAATGTCAATAAGAGACGAGTCCACATCCTTGGAGTTGGTAACAAACCAACCCCGATGGGTTATGATGGATTGACTTTTGAAGGTTTTGCTACCACTTCTACGGTTGACACCGAGCTGGTTAATATAACCTCTGCTGGAGTTGAGATTGGAGGCCTTAAGTTCTTAGGAACTTCTGGTACTTCTGCCAACGGTACTATTACTGCATACATGCGTATTGGTACTGCCTCAACTGGTACTCCTCATGACTTGTGGATTCATGATGTTCATGTCGAGAACACCCAAGCTGCCGCAGCTGGTGGAACTGCTCCTCTAGTGAGTATTTCTGGTAATGTGGCTGGAGGTATTAAAGGTATTACTATCGAGGATTCTTGGATTGGTAACTGGAACTGGGCACCATCTGCTGTTCTTGTAACGGCTGGTACCGCCGGACCAACCAGAATGACTTTGAAACGTAACACTTTTGTTATTGACGCACAGGCAACTACTGATGGTTTCATTGTTCTTGGAACGGGTGCAACTGAGTTCACCTTGCTTGAGGGTAATAGATACATCAATGTAGAGGCTGGTACTGCCCCTGCTTCTGCTATAACTGGCGCACTTTTGGTTGACAATCCTGTTTTCTCGGTTGACGAGAGAGCAATCAATGTCACCGCTATTGGAACCGATACTGAGTTATTAGTATCACCGATCCAAGCTGGTACTGCTGGAGCTGGAATGCACAATCCAGGCATTGGAATCGTGGGTACTGCCCCGATCCCCGCTGCTTAAGGAATGTGGCTTCGAAGGCCCCCAGCAATGGGGGCTTTCTTTGTGGTACAATATCGCCAATGCAGAAGGGAAACGAACCGGTTCCTATTCATGGGATATTTTTCCAACCACCGATTGAAGCCAACTTTGTCGGCCATCAAATGTCTGAGATTTATAGAGATAGGATCTTCGCCCCATTCGTGGAGGGTAAGAACCTAGACACAATTGTTGATATTGGTGGAAATATAGGGCTGACTTCATATTATTTCTCTAGATACGCAAAGAAGGTGATAACACTTGAACCAGCCAAAGAGCATTTTGCGGTCATGGTTAATATGCTGAAGTTTAATCAAATTAAGAACGTAACACCGATAAACAAGGCAATTTACATCAAAGAAGGTGATTATGAGTTTTATCACAATGAGAATAGAACTATGTATAGCCTTCATCAGGCTGTGAATACCCAGCAAATGCCACCAGAAAAAGTGCAGGCTATAACCCTGACCACTTTATTTGAGGAACAAAATATAAAAGAGGTGGATCTGATGAAAGTAGACATTGAAGGGACTGAGTTTGAGTTATTCTCCGGTGTTGATTTCAAGGAGTTAGCACCCAAGATTAAGACGATCATTACTGAATACCATGATTGGAGTGGTCGCAACGCCAATCAGTTGGTTGACGTACTTAAAATGAGAGGATATACCGTTAACCAAGCCCAAAGCACTGCAAAAATAATAGTTGCCAGTAGATGAAAACTTACACCCTCAAAGATTCCAGGCTTCCCCATGATATTAAGATAAAATATGTAATTTCTGACAGAGAGTTGCAAGATCAGGTAAAGGAGATATTCCAACAAAATCATTACGGAGCTTTTGCGGATGGTAAAAAGGATGTGTATATTGACCTTGGAGCTAATACTGGTTTGGCTACTATCTATTTCCACTATATTTTAGGAGTAAAGAATATACATGCAGTTGAGCCAAATAAGGAAGTCTTCAAGACTTTGGTTAAAAATATTGGTAACCTTCCCGGCGTGAAGACATATAACGTAGCTTGGGCTAATGGAGACGGAAAAGACATGTTTTATTCCCGTGTGGCAGGACAATTGCCACAAACATTTTGGGCTAGGTCTAACGATGATGCCTCTGACGCAATTGATTGCGTTAAGCCATCGACCTTCTTTAAAATGGCGAAGATAAAGCATGTTGATGTTTTAAAAATAGATGTGGAAGAGTCAGAGTATATCCTTTTCCCGGATGATGACTTTGGTGAAGTTAGTAAAAAAATAGACTGTATTGTTGGTGAGTCACACTACCAGAACAACGGTGGTTTTCCCGAGATCATTCCTTCAATCTTGGAAGAATGGGGGTATACGACCGAATTTGTTAAAATACCTTCGCCAAACTATCGGAGGATGTTTGTTTATCAGAATTTGGCTACTAACAAGACTAAACAATATACTTTTGACGTGTCAACAATTTTTAAAGCATGGAAAAGAAAATAATTCCACTACCAGGATACGTATTGATAGAACCAATTGAGGACGAGACTAAGACTCCTGGTGGTTTTTACGTTCCAGAGACGGAGAAGGACAAGCCAAGCAAGGGTAAGGTGTTGGCGGTTGGTAATTTTGTCAAGACAGATACCATTAAGTTGCCTGTTTGGGATCAGGTGTCTAAATCTAAGGTGGTTGTATACAAGAAATGGGTCAACCAAGAGGTAGATCATGAAGGGAAAAAGCTACTCCTCGTTAACCTTAATGATTTATTGGCAATAATAGAATGAGGTTTCCATCAGAAGTCATCAAAGAAAAGAGAGTTAGATCTAAGCTCATCAAGGGCATGAATATTGTGGCTGACGCTGTCAGCAGTACCTTAGGCCCTAAGTCTTGGAATGTAGCCATCAATCAACCAGACGGTGTGCCTAAAATCATTCATGATGGAGCTAATGTTGCCAAGAGCATTGACTTATTCGACCACTTCGAGGATATGGGAGCGCAACTGTTAAAAGAAGCAGCTATCCAGACAGAAATATCAGCTGGTGACGGCACAACTACCTCCACAATTATTGCTCAAAGCTTGATTAACAGCTCTTTTGAGAATATTGTTGCTGGTAAAAATGCCATGACCTTAAAAGATGAAATAGAGAAGGCGTCGAAAATATTGATAGACCAGTTAAAACAACTAAGTCAACCAATTAATGGACATGAGGACATTAAAAGAGTCGCTACCATATCATCAGCCAGTGAAGAGACTGGAGAGTTAATTGCCAGCATTTTTGAGAAAGTAGGAAAAGATGGGGTGATCAGGATCGAGGAAGGAAAAACTTATGATACTTATGTTGAGTATAAAGATGGTTTAGAGTTTGATCGAGGTTGGGCTACCAGCTCTGATGCTTTTGTAACCGATCACAACACGGCCGAGGCTGTTGTAGAAAATCCATTTATTTTACTCACCGATATTAAGGCAAACCATGCGTATCAGATCATTGATTTCTTAAACAACTTCGCTAAGTTCTGCCAGGAAAAGAAGGTCGAGGCCAATTTGGTTATCATTGGTGAGGTTCACGAGTCTGCACTCCATACTGTTGTCATTAATCACTTGAGGGAAGATTTACCATTTAGGTCTCTGGTGGTACAAGCACCGGCCTACGGAGCAAGAAGGTTGGATGAGTTGGAAGACTTGGCTGTGGTAGTTGGTGGTACTGTAATTAGAGCTGATAGTGGTCGAGACTTAAAGTCAGTTAGGATGGAAGAACTAGGTAAAGCAGAGAAAGTAATTGCTGATAGGGATAAAACCATCATTCAGGGTGGAAAAGGCCGTGAGGGTGCCGTGAAAAGCCGTGTAAAGGAGCTTGAGGGGCAGATCAAGATAGCTAACACTGAATATGATAAGGAGATTAAAGAAGAGAGGAGAGCTAAATTAGTTGGTGGAATGGCAACTATCTGGGTTGGGGCAACAACTGAAACTGAAACAGCGGATAAAAAAGAAAGACTTAAGGACGCAGTGGCAGCATGTAGAGCAGCCGTTGAGGAAGGTATAGTTGCCGGAGGACAGTCTACCTTGATGTATCTAGCTCAACAAGATTTTTGGCCCAAAACAACTGGTGCTGATATCTTGCGTCAAGCAACTAAAAGGCCGTTTAGGGTCTTAATAGAAAATAGCGGATTTGAGTATGCAGAGAGTCTTGGGTTGATTTCTCCCATTGAGTACCCTAAGGCTATTGACGTGAATGATGGCAAGGTAAAGGACATGATCAAGTCTGGTATCATTGATCCCGTTAAAGTAGAAAGATGCGCTATTGAGAACGCAGTGAGTGTGGCTGTAATGGCTATCACCACCAAGACACTAGTTAGCCAGCCATATAAAGAACATGAAACAAAATAAAGTAATTGCCTTTACAGTTGCAGGTGATCCACAAAATTTAAAATATGCCCAAGGGCTAAAGAACTCACTGGCCAAATTTCATCCAGATTTAGAGTTCTCGATAGTTGGCCCAGAGCAAATCAAACAAACTAATGATCCAAACATTTTCTATAGAGCGACACCATATTTCGCCAATTACTTAATGGAGCAGGGATACGATACTGTGATTAAGCTAGATGCGGACATGGTGATTACCGGAGATATCAGTCATGTATGGGAGGGGGATTTTGATGTGGCGACGGTACATAATAGCAATCCCAGAGAGATGAATAAACTAGTGGTGCAACTACAAGGAATTGGTCCTCTTGAGTATCAAAACTGCGGCTTTGTGGTAATGAAAAACATCAAATTTGTAAAGTTTTGGCTTAGTATGTGTTTAAGTTCCCGTTTTGATTCTTTCCAGTATAGAGAGCAGGACTTACTTAACAACATTATTTTTTGGGGACCATGGAAGGTTAAATTTTTAGATAGAGACTCAGACCACAAATGGCACGGTCTAGTTGCCAAGGGTTACGAGCCGCAAATGAAGTTGGTTAAAAACAAATTAATTTTACCCAAAGGAGAATGGCCTCAGGATGAAGATAAGCAAATAGTCTGTTGGCATGAGGCTGGTGGTAATGTTCCTAACAAGATGAATTTTTCAATAAGATTTAGTCCAAAGGTCGCCACATGGCTAAAAAACCTAACAAAATAAAATATACTTGGTTAAGTAACGCACCAAACACAAACAGTGGGTACGCTGTGTTCACAAGAGATTTGTTATTTAGATTACTAAAAAGGGGATACGATTTTTCGTGTATTGGTTTTTTTGGTGTTGATGGTTACCACACATGGATGCACGGTGAGGATTTACTAGACGATAGATTTAGGGGAACTAAGTTAAAGGTATATCCAAAAATGGCAGAGCCTTACGGAGGAGACGCTTTAGTGGAACACTCAAGACACAACGGTATCCAAGTGGCTTTTACCATGCTTGATCTGTTCTCTCTTGCTCCACAATACCTGGAAAATTTAACTAAACTGGGTATTAAATTTATCCCATATCTTCCAATTGACCAAGAGCCCGTGGTGCCATCAATCCTCAACAACCTAAGATACGCACATAAGATCATAACCTTCTCTAAGTTTGGTCAACTAGCCCTGGAAAGGGAGGGTTTTGCCTCGCATATGATTTATGAAGGTATTGACACCAGTATCTTCAAGCCAATGGACAAAAATAAGATGAGGTCTAAGTTTGGAATCCCACAAGACGGTTTTGTTTTTGGTATGGTAGCGGCTAACAAAGAAAATCCACCTAGAAAAGCGTTTCAACAGGTGCTTGAAGCATTTAAGAAATTTAATGACGAACATCCAAACTCCTATCTATTTTTCCACAATCAACAACAATCACCAACCATGTTCCCCATTGCTGATTATGCTAGATATTTGAAGGTGACCGACAAAATAATGTTTATGAACTCTTATGCCGCGACTTTTGCTTCTGACTCTCATGTGATCGCTGAGTTAATCAATTCATTTGATGTTTATTTAAATCCATCAATGACCGAGGGTTTTGGAATGGGTATGATTGAGTCACAGGCTTGTGGAGTACCACCTATTGGCAACCGGTGTCACTCAATGCCTGAGCTGGTGAAGGAAGGAAAGACTGGGTTTATTTGTGAGACAGATAAAGGTTTTTGGCGCAACTTAAATGGATATGTTTACCCGCCCAATGTGGATAGTTTGTATCAGAAAATGGAGGAGGCATATAAGGCGGTCAAGAAGAGTAGAAAGAAGATTGCAACTGCTGCTAGAAAAAATGTGCTTGATAATTACAATATAGACACTTTGGTTGAGAGTCAGTGGATGCCGTTTTTGAGTGAGTTAGAAAAAGAACTTGCAGAAGAAACAAATCAGTGATACCCTTATTTAAGTAAGCTGACATACAGGGCAGCCGAGAGGAAACAGAAGAACCTTAACAGGTTCTTTTTTTATTATTTATTTACTTTAAATATGTCTTCAAGAGAACAGGGTTATCAATGGACGGCTGTTTCTGGTGGTGTGGGCACAGCGGTAATCACAGATAGACACGCTAAGCTTTATGGGGTGGTCATTCCCGGCACTTATGTGGGAACGATCAACCTTCATGATGCAGCCAGTACAACTGGTACAACTGCAACTTCCCAGGTCGTCTCGTTTGGTTTACCTACTACCAGTATTCCTCAGTTTGTAGAGGTAAACGCCAATCTCAAACATGGTTTGGTATATCAGGCAACCGGCACTCCAGTAGTCACCATTTTGTGGGACTAAGATGGATGTAAAACAAATCAAGCCGGTGGTGTCAAGTGTTGTTGATACAAAACCAGTACCAAAACAAGTTTTTGGGGAGACAGTAGTTTATTACCAATCTTCTGGAACTATTTACGCTGGTTCGCCAATGGGACTGTTGTTAGCAATTACCTATCCGGTAGATATCGCATCTAGTGGTGTAAGACCTTAAAAGAATATGGGAGTAGTAATAACGCAAGGAACACAGACAACTATCAAAACCACCACCACTGGCGATGGTGAAGTGCAGCATGTTCAAGCTGAAAGTGGAACGATCGCCCTATTAACTAGGGCTGGGAATATCGGAACGATTGAGTCTGGGACTGTCACAGTCGGAGCGTTACCTCAGGTTTCTGTTGGTACTCTTCCAACCATCAATGTTACAACCGGAACTGTTACTACTGGATCATTGGCTAATATTGCCAAGGTGCACGACGCTGGAACAATTGCAGCACTACCCCAAGTATCAATAGGAACATTACCCACTCTAAACTTAACCACAGGAACTATTACCACTGGTTCACTTGCTAATATTGCTAAAGTCCATAATGCGGGCACAATCGCTGCCCTCCCCCAAGTCTCAGTAGGAACCATCCCTCAAATTTCTGTTGGAACTCTCCCGCAAGTCTCAGTAGGGACGTTGCCAACCCTTAATCTAACCACTGGTACTATCACAACCGGATCTCTTGCTAACGTTGCCCAAATTCACAATGCTGGAACCATTCAAGCTGGAACTGTTCAAATTAACAGCAAACCTGTCAGCTTGGCTACTTCATACAACGTTGTGGGGACAACTGGAGCTGCGGTCTGGGGTACATTAGTAGCCGCGTCAGGAGCGGGAACATATCAGTATGTCTCGGGGGTGGATATTGTGGTTGTGTCAGGTACGGTAGAAGTAGCGGTGACGAATATAGGAGTAGGTGGATCAGTTGGGGCTGGGGTACTGGCTAGAGGTAACTTTGCGCCTGGTGGGGGCATTGCTAAGAATTTTAACCCTGCAATTAGAAGCGGAACTAACGGAACCTTATCATATTGGTTGGGCGGGGCAGGAACAGTAGATATTACAATTCAATATTGGCAGGGGGTGTAAGATGGCTTTTCCAACCGGTTGGAACTCAAAACACAAGCTCACCATCGACAACACCAAGGTTAGTGGCTCAGCCAATCTAACCAACTTCCCTGTCTATCTATCAGGCGACAACTTCCTAGCTGACGTTTTTACCAAAGCTGCTGCAAGGAGAGAGATAAATGCTAACTGGTTGTTGAGTGACGCTAACTTGCAGGGGTACTGGAGATTGGAGAGTGATGGGAGTGATGAGACGGCTAATAATTATGATTTGACGGCTGTTAATAGCCCCACTCATGCCACCGGAAAGTTTGGTAACGGAGTGGATTTGGAACGTGATAATACAACTTATTATAAGGTTGCTTCTGCCACAAATTTAAATATTACCAGTAGTAAAACCGTTTCGTGTTGGATCAAGCCAGAAAGCACAGGACTTTGGCAGACCATTTTAACTCATAGTGACGGAACGACTACTGGTTATGATTTCTTTCTTACAGCAAGCAACACCATTAGGTTCGGTGATTGGGGCCTAACAACAAATGACTCAATTTCTTCTGATATTACCCTGGCTGTGGGAACGTGGTATCACGTTGTAGGTATATGGGATGCAACGAATAACGTCATTTCTGTGTGGGTTAATGGAGTCAAAAAGAGTTTGGCTACGACAGGAAGCTCTGCGTCTGACACAGGAGAATTAAGAATAGGCGCAGATAGAACACCATCCAATGCGTTTGACGGCATTATCGATGACGTAGCCATCTTCAACCGTGCCCTCTCCGACTATGAAGTCAAAGCTCTCTACTACGGCACATCAGACCTCCGCTTCTCATCCGACGAGGCAGGCTCAACCGAACTGGCCAGCGAGGTAGTTTTCTTTGATCCCGACAACTCACTGGCTGAGGTTCATGTCAAAGTCCCCACTGTTTCTTACAACACTGACACGGACTTTTATGTTTGGTACGAGGCGAGTACGGAAGCACCTTATGCTCCCACCGCCACTTATGGTAGTCAAGCGGTGTGGGGAAATCCTTTGGTTGTTCACAGTGACAGTAGCGATGGGAGTACGGTATTTAGTGACAGTGGTTCATCTGCCCACGTCATTACCGCTAATGGTAATGCACAAGTTGACACCGCACAGACTAAAGTTGGTAGATCGTCCGCTTTGTTTGATGGGACAGGAGATTATTTATCCATACCAGATCATGCTAATTGGGATTTTGGTACTGGTAATTTCACCATATCTTTCTGGCTAAGATTAAACGCCGATGCGAATATGGATGTTATTGGTAATGGTTATACAACTGGGTGGATGGCTCAGTACGTCACAACACTATCTCCGGATCGTTTGAGGTTGTGGATACTGGGGACTAACTACGACTTCACACAAACACTTTCAACGGCAACGTGGTATCACATTTCTTTCACGAGGGTTGGGACAGACCTTAAATGTTTTGTTAATGGATCGCAAATAGGTAGTACACTTACATCATCTGAAAATATATCTGGATCTACAAAGGAACTAAGAATTGGTGTTGACACAGATGACGCAACATATACCAATGGGTGGGTTGATGAGCTAAGAGTAATTACTGGTACAGGTAACTCTAACGACTGGATAGCCACCGAATACGCCAACCAGAACAGCCCTAGTACGTTTGTGACGGAGAGTAGTGTTGTTACTACCGTTGTGTTAAATTCTTATAAATCACTTTTGGGAGTAGGCCGATGATTATACAGTCAATCAACAACCTCCATCTAGCAGCCCCTAAAACCAGATTGGCGATCAATGCTAATGCTGGAATTGGAACCTTTACTCTTCAAAACACTGATGGTTTTGGATCTTCGTGGGCAATTCAAATTGGAGAAACTGGACACGAACAAACAGAGGTTTTGCTTCTATCAGGTAATCCCGGAGCGGGAACACTAGGAACCACCACAGTAGTATCAAGATTTTCTCATCCTGCCGATACCCCAGTTTATGCCATTAAATATGACCAGGTGGTTTTTGAAAGATCAACCGATGGTACAGCCGGAACAGCTACCCCAATGACGGGAGGAACGATTACCTATCAGGCTGATAGTAATGTTACCCAATTTGATGACACATCCGGTTCTGCCTCCTACGCTTATCGAACCTATTTTAGAAACTCGGTTCTTAATGTCACCACCACAGAGAGTGATTGGATCACCTCAGCTGGCCTTGACTTCTATTCTTTAGGTAAGTTAAGGAATAGGATTAAGGATAAGCTCTGGAATGCAGATTGGTTGCGTGATGAGGTTTTGGATGACTGGATAAATGAGTGCAAGGATATCATGGTCAACCAAGCTATCCAGACTAACGAAAATTACGCACTAGGAACTGTCAATATTGGTTTCGGCACTGATGGCTTAGGAACTGTAACAACTGCAGATTTTGGTCAGATTAGGAGATTCTGGGTTACCTATGACGGTAACAATAAATATCAATCAACCAAGATGGATCCAAATGACTATCTACCCGCTCAAACATTTTCATCAACCCATCCTTATCACGCCTGGATGGGAGATAATGTCTTTATTGTCAAACCAGAAGGGCCTGGAACGGCTGAGGTAGTTTTCTACCGATGGGGCACAAGCATGAAGAATGATACCGACACCCTACCCCTGCCAATGCGGCCATTCACCAATATATTTGTTGATTATTGTAAGGCCAACGCCTTAAGCAAAGACCAGAAGGAGAATGAATCGAGCAACTTGATGAATAGAGTCTTGTTTGACATTAACAATTTTACCTCGTCATTATCACCAAGAGATAAATCAGGGCCCACCATGATTGATCTAGTTGAGCCAATTGATGGGGAGGATGGGTTTTATTGATATGCCTAGTATCGACTTATATAACAATGCTGGACTCAACCTAAATCTATCTCCATTCTTACATAATCAAGGAGAAATGATTAGGTTAGTGAACGTCGAGAGAGATATGCAGGGTGCGTGGAAGAAGAGATCTGGATACATCACTTATTTAAACGATATTAACGGAACGATCACCAAACTATGGAACTGGACTTTAAATAACGGCACTCAGTTTTGGAATTATGCTGTCAGTGGTGGCTCCCTTTATTACTCAACTCAAGGAACTGGAAATTGGACAATTTGTGGAAACGGTACCCTAACTAATGGTGCGAGGCCAGGACATGCTGTACTCGACAACACGATGATTTTGGGAGATGGGACAGCTAACTCTAGGCACACTACGTCTGGAACGTCGTTTACCGATACTACAGGCGCTCCAAAAGCACCTTACTGGACTGATTATCAAAATAGAATATATGCAGGGACAAATAACACCTTGTTTTGGTCTACAACTGGAACAGCAAGTGATTGGTCAACTGATTCTTCATCCATCCAGATTCCAGGTCCAGGTGGGCTTAATTGGGTGGGAAAGATTGCTGACGCTGTACAAACCAGCAAAACATCAGGAATAATGCACTCATGGGATGGTTTCAGACTGGTAGACAGAGTTACGAAATTAGGCCCAAGTTCAGCTGACTCTGTGATAGAGAGGGAAGGTTTTAATTTATACCTTAACAGGCTGGGGATATTCGGTGATGGAGGAGATAGACCTAAATTATTAAGCAACCCGATTGAGAGACTTATCTACAATGACTCTGGTAGTGCTATATCCGGAGGAACTTTTGATTTGGCTCAGGGAGAAATTTACAAATATGATTATTTTGTCTCGGTGGGTACGGTGGCTGATGATTTAACTGATGAGACTATATCAAACTGTCTTATCGCCTATGACTACCAGCAAAACGAATTCAGGACATACTCACTGGCTAACAACCCGACGGCTCTAGGGACATATCAAGACGCTAGTGGTAACGAGCAGTTTATTTTCGGTGATGATACTGGGCAGTGTTATCAGTTCTCTGGAACTGCGCTAAGTGATAACGGGAGTCCAATTAGCAGTGTAATCGAGTTTGTATACCACGGAGGTAGACCACAGTTTGATAAAACATGGAACTATAGTTGGTTTTTCTTTAACCCTGGATGTACTGCACAAATTCAAATTGCGTACGCCAACACTTTTACCAAAAGAGTTAAGGAATGGGTTACGTTGGGACAACCAGTGGATGGATTTGTTGAATTTAAACATGACGGTAAAAGATCTAAGTTGATGTTTGTTAAAATAACTGACTCATCTACTGACCAAAGATTTCATTACTATGGATCAAGTCACGATTTTGATTTTGTAGAGAGGAGGTAATATGCCCGACTATAAAGAGCTGGGGTTAGATCAGAATATGATGTCTACATCTTCATTGCCGAATTTGGTAGTAGATACGCCTGTTTCTATCAAGAGATATATTGATGATAACTTCCTCAAAATGCAAAGAGGAATTAAAACATCTACAGTCTCCGTACCGTCACTTATCGGAATTAGTGGGACAGCAAGCAGCCAATTCTCGTTAGATACTTTTCACTCGTGGAGTATTACCGCAAGATTAAATTATCTGCCTCCACAAAATACTCAAAATTTTTTAGGTCTTAATCATCTCTCTTTTTATGAGGGCACAGCGGTCAACACAAGCTATCTCATTTGGCCAACTTCTGGTGGTAGTGTCACACTTGGGAGGTATCATGTTACTGGAGGGTATGACTATGATCAGTGGAACGCACAGGAGGGATATTGGAGAGGAAGATTTGTTGACACCAATGGAACCAATAATGGAACGATAACTGTGGTTACTAAATGGTCGTATATTAAAAATGTGGTTCGCAGTTCAAGTCAATGAAGAAGATACATATATATAAAAATGGTCACATATTTTTTGAGGGTGGGGCATTGTCAATTGTGCCATCTGACCCCCCAAATGAGACATACGATATGCAAGACATACCGGAAGAAAAATTTAACGAATTAATTAACGCGCCTCAAAAAACAAAAAAAGAGATGATGAAAATAATTAAGAAATACCACGGTAAGAAGGAAAGATAATTATGCCTAGGATTTATACAAAACAGGGGATTGTCTTCACGAATACTGCGGGTGGTACAGTAATTGACGGTGCCGGTAATCTTGGAGGAAGTATTGTTTTAAGTCCATCTATTGCTGATAACGCTGTCACAGAAGCCAAGATCGCTGATTCAGCCGTTACTACAACAAAAATAGCGAACGCAGCGATTACAAATGCAAAAATAGGAACAGCCGCCATAGGAACAGCTAATATAGGAACCCTTTCCTTCAATGAAATTAATGGGGGTACTGCTACCCTTGGAGGCACTAGCAATGGAAATGGTTTGTTAAGTGTTAAGAATCAGGCGGGTAGTGAAGTCGTTAGATTAGACAATTCTGGTATCAGTGTAACAAACGGAAGCATTGTAGTGCAAAATTCGTCTGGGGGAACTATTGTGGATTCTGGAGGATTGGTCGGAACTGTAAACTTTCCTGTATCAGTTGCATACGTTACAAGTAACGGTACTACTACCGCTAATTATGCCAATGGAGAATGGGGAACAGTTCCCAATGGAACCATAACGTTAACAAGACAGCGCCCAACACCTTATTTAATTGGTGCGGTAATGACATATTACCAATCATATCAACCATCCAGAGAGGGAGCATACTTTCGTTTTTCTCTTGGTGGAACTGGAAATGAGATAGGGCCAATATGGGGAAATGACAATCATCACCATAAGGGAATGACGGTTGATCCTAACGGAACAGCGGTGACTCATGATGTAGTTACTGAGTCTATGTCTTTTGTATACGTTGCGCCAACTGGAACTAGTAATTTGGTTTTACTATACGCAGTAGATGACCGAACAGCCGGAACTGTGATCGTTTTTGGTAGCGCGTCAGCGGTTGAAGCACAAATGTATGCTCTAAAACTTGGTAACTAAATAAATTGACCAACAGGTTAAAATAAGCTAATATCAAATCACCAGACTACATAGCTGGCCTGCTTGTGATAAAGAGGACAAGTTATATATAAATTACTTGTCTTTTTTAATGGCGACGACACCCGAAGGTTATTTTGCAATTCCAGAGTCAATTTCAGGAAAATCGTTGAGAGATATCGCTGGTATATATAACTTCCGATCTGATTTGGTTGCTAATCTACTTGGCATCCCAGAAACTCAAAGGTTGACGGCAGGACAACAGGTAACTGCCAGAAACTTTGACCCAGGCAGCTCAGAGGGAAGGTTCTTGACCTCAACCTTGAAAAGTATCTCCCCTGAAGAAAGAGCCACCCAACAAGCTCTTGCAAGTGCTGAAAAAATCCGTCAATACAATATCGAATCAGCACAGCCAGCCATCCAGACACTTACCACCGGTAAAACAGACCTCAAAAGTCGTTATGATGAGCTACTAGCCTCGATTAGAGCTAGAGGAGAGCAAGAGGTGAAACACGCAGACATCACCTCAGCGCAAGAATTGGGGCGCAGGGGAATCTCCACCAGCTCAACATTCGCTGGAGAATTTCAGCAAGGCAAAAGACTGGACGTACAAAGTGCCATTGATCTGGCCTCCGCACAAACAGCAGCACAGGCGGCGGAAAAGGACGCAGCCATCAACAACGCCATCGCCTCACTTCAAGCAGGAGCCGGCCCAGAGGGGCTTGCAGCTGCTTTGAACATCCTCCAAAACGCTCAACAACAACAACAGTTTGAGGCTTCTCAAGCCTTATCCCGCGAGAGTTTAGCTCAGAATAAAGAATTGACCCTAAAAGGGTTGGAATCACCCACCAAAGAAACGCCATACATTCCCTCGCTCACCAACATTGGGGGTAAGGGTTATTACTACGATCCGGCAAGTGGCACTTTCAAAACAGTGGGCGGAAATAGTTTTAGTCAACTTCAATCACAATTTAACCCTGACCAGTGGGAATAGTTTATGGATCAAACAATCACAATTCGAAACAAGAAAACAGGTGAGGTCAAAACAATTACGGTCGATCAAGCTAGACAGTTAGGGTTTGACGATAAGTTTATCCTCGACAAACTAAAGAGTTCAGCAGAGTTAGAGCAGGCGATAAAGTCTCCCGAGACTCTTACTAAAACATCCGAGCAGTCCACAAAACAAGATGAGGATTTGTCTAAAGCAAAACTAATTTCAGATCAACTAGGTGCCATTGGAAAGTATTTTGAGCCAGGTAGCTCATTGTCTACCGGTCGGCTGGGATCAAAGCTCGAGAAAGTACAGAGCGTGTTAGGGTTAGATCCATCGCTTCGAAGCTTTGAGCAAGATATTAACGTGGCTGCGCCGGTTATTGGTAAAAACATTTTAGAGCTAGACCGACTAACCGACGAGGATGTGAGACTAGCCAAAGAATCTCTCCCCAAAGCAAGTGACACACCTCAGGAAGCCAGAAAGAAAGTTACCACCCTACGAAACATTCTCGTCACTCGCTATGGCGAAGAATTTACTAGTGAAGCACTCCCAACTGAATCAAAACCAGAGGACAAACGGACAGCTAGTGAGAAGGTCATTAGCGGCGGATTAGACCTGAGTAAGAAGGCTGGATCAAAAATCTTGAACTTTCTGCTTGGTAGTTCGATTAGAACAGCCAAAGACATTGGTACTGGATTGGCGGAAAGATCACCTGACGCACAACGAGCGCGAGAAAGTGAGGCAAAAGCATTGGAGGCTTCAAAAGAATTGACTCAAATGGCCATGAAAACCGATGATAAGGAAAAAAAGGAAAAGCTGCTTAACTTGGCAAGACAGATTGACCAACGAATTGGTAAAGGTTTCACGCCTGAGTACAGCGAATCAATCGAACAACCCTACGCACTCAGAGGAGCGACAACTGGGGCTGAAATTGCGTTCGCTGCCGAAATTCCAGGAATTGTAAAAGGGCTTCCTAATCTGGCAAATAGGATCAAAAACATAAAATCCCCAGAAAGGATGATTGGAGCTGTCAGAGATGAAGCTGTTAAGACTGCAGAAAAACAAGGGGTAAAGTTCAAGACTTCTGGTATTACTAAAGCAGCAAAAGAATACATCAAAGATGATCCGTTGGCCGCAAAAACTTATGAAAAAATAGCTCCAAGTATTAGTAAGGAATTAAGCCCTAGTCAGCTAATGAACAAACTAAAAGTATGGAATAAAGCATATACATCTGCCTCTAAGGTTGGCAAGTCATCAAAGGCTGGTCTTTATGATGTCCTTGCTAGATCAGCTAAAGAAGAAATAGCAAAAAAGGCTCCAGAGATATCTAAAGCTACTGACTTATTTAGCAAATATTATAGAACTAAAAAGGCGACCAGTAGATTGGTTACCCCTGCTCTTGGGGCAGCTGGTGCTGGTATCGGAGCCACGGCTCTTTATAAACTATTGGGTAGATGATAAATGAATTATGGCTATTTCCGATATTGTCCAAAAAATCCAAAATCTACTTGCAGGTGGTCACAATCTAGGTAGTAGATCGTTAGTCCAAGGAAGGACTCAGACAGGATTACTTTCTCCTGTTGGACCAGAACAACTGGTGGGTGATAGAGTTACCGTTCCTCAACAACAAAACATAGTATCTCAACCATCAACACCTACACAACAACCAACCATTACTCCAACACCACAACCACAGCAAGGAAGGGAAGACATTAAAGAAACCATTGCTAGGAATGTGACCCAAGAAGTTTTTGGTGATAAAGCAATGGAGGCAATGAGAGTCTTAAGACACGAAGATGAACAAGGAAACGTTAAGGGAGAAAATACCAGGTTTTTAACTGGTCCAGAGGTCGATATATCAAACGAAGGATATCAGAAACCTTCAGAGACTAAGCAAGCAGAGGGTGATGTAATGGGTAAAGATGGCATGTGGTACTCACAAGATAGAGGGCTGTTTAGAATAAATAATAGGACGTTCGCAGATTTTAAAGAGAGAAAACCAGCATTACTTAAGAAAGCAGGTATTTCCTCTTACAAAGATATGTATGATCCGGTTAAAAACGCTAAAATGGCTAAGATTATTTATGACGAACAGGGCTGGAACGCTTGGTTTGCAGCACCTGAAGACTTAAAGAAAAAATGAAACCCTCAGCATACGAACTCCTAATCCAAGTAAACAAATCCATCGACAGGTTGGAGGACAAGATGGATCAGCGGTTGACTAATATTGAGAAAAGGACGGATGTATTAGAGAGTTTTCAAGACAACTTACAGGGTAGAATAGCGATGGGTGTTTTAGCTATTGGTGCTTTTGTAAGTATTATCACAGCAGTCGTTACCACTTGGATAAACGATAAGATATTCAAATGACCTCCCTATCCCAGCGTGATCCACGATGGAAAGATATCAAGTTAGGCACAGGAGCAACCACCATCTCCAGTCATGGATGTTTGATTACTT